ACTTGCTTTTCGTCTTTAAGAGTGAGTCTAACTAAAGCTTCAAAAGGTTTAGACCCTGTGTTTGCCACAAAATCCATCCAAACCCCCGTATTCTTATAAACCTTTACGGCGGTTTTATTATTACCGTCTCGATATATAGCTTGTGTCCTCCAGTGGTCTCCACAGTCAATTAGATTGTATCCTATCGACTCCAGAATGCCCTGAAAGTTTTCAGAACTGATCGAAATCAGGGATTGTTTCTCGGACTCCATCACTATCTAAATCTTCTTCGCCGTTAAGCATTCTTGCTATGTCTCTCAAGTCTCCTCTTTCTACAATATTAAAGTTATTAAATTCTAAGTTTATAGAATTTTTGCGGAGAGTGTCCCCTATACTAATAGGTTCAATCGCACCAGCGATATCACTTCCTAAATGTCGAGATTTAACGTTGATTAATTTATGAGTTCCGAATCTTCCTCCTTCTGTCTCTATTTCATCAGTAGTCTTGTTCCGCAAGATAAACATGTGAGAACAGAATTGAGTGATGCGATCTGAAAGAGAAACAACAGACTCATCATCTACCACATTTTGAGAGTTCCTATTATTAGTAATTCCATATCTGTTAGACTGGACTGAAGTAATCATAGGGATGATAGGGTTACCATCATGGAGTATTTCCTTTTGCACACACTTTTTAAACTTGTCCACCATTTCTCCCACTACTTGCCATTCCGATTTGTTAGCTATATTTTCGGAAGTTGTCTTAATGTAATCAAAAGAAAAAACCATCGACTTGCCACGGCCTACCTTAGAGTAATAAAACCTCTTAAGACTATTAACCATAGAATCTACATCCATGCCACCTACATTGTAATAATAAAATTTCAAGTTTTTGACTACTGGCCAAACCGAGCGAACCTTATCTATCGTTTTCTGACCAGCTTGCCTCCATTTGCCACTCTCTAAAAGATGCATAGAGACTCCAGAAAGAGCCGCACACTGGCGCATAATAAGCTCTTCTTTGCTCATCTCTCCATTATCGAAATGTAACACTGGGATATCATACTTTAGACTCACCTTGGTGCTGTAATCCATGCAGAAATTTGTTTTGCCTACTCCCGATCTAGCGACGATAACAGTAATATTTCCTGGGCGTAGCAATGACCCATAAATTTCATTAACTTTGGGGTGTGGACCCATCATCCCAAATTCCGTAACTGGATTGTTGCCACGCTCTTCTATAGTAGCCTCCATTTCCTCGTAAATGTTTTCAGGCGTGTCGTTTCCCATCTCATAGAGATTAATGCGGGAATTATAAGTATTATCGGCGGCTTCAATAATAGCTCTATAAGAAGCTTCAGGAGGCATGCTTTTCATCTTCTTGGCGATGTCCTGAGACGACTCCAAGATTTCGCGCCTGATGGAATATTTCTTCAGCTCTTTAGCTATTTTGAGCGTGTTACCCTTGGGGACTTTCCTTAGAGCTAGAGATTTAATATAGTCCGAAGGATTCAAATTATCTTCAAACGATAGCCCTACATCATTAACTCTTTGTGCTATGATAACTTCGTCTACCTCATCTCCTGCGTCTATAGCTTGTTTGACAATTCTAAAAATAGTAGAGTGGAGAGAGCTTTGTTTGGAATAAAAATCCGAAGTGCCAATAAAATTGGAGATTTCTGCTAAGGTGTCGGGCTCTTTAATTAGGCCCGCTAATAACTGTTTTTCTAATTCAAAGTTATAGATCATTCTGCTTCTTCCCTTCTTTCAAGCGGTGTTGTGAAATGGTTTTCCAGAGCTTTAGTTAAGGCTAGCTCGGTCATACCACAATCAAACTTGCAATATATTAAAGGTTTGCCATTTTCAGAAGAAACCGCCAATATTACACCTTTATATTTATCCACCCCTCCAGATAGTTCATAAATTTTTTCTACCATCTCTGAGGGAATAGAGAATTCATCGTTTTCTTCTAAGTTCATAAATAAATGTCCTGCTCTTTGAATAGTGAAGCCACTATTTTATCCTGTGGGTGAACTTCTGCTAGCTTTATATCGTTGATGTTGCAGAAGTCGAGCTTTTTTTCGTCCCTTTTCAGTTGATCCACATATTTGAAACGATTTTTGTGAAAAAACTTAATAAATTTTGTATGTTGAGCACCTTGGACTTCAACAGCAATTTTCTTATTTGCATTATAAAAGTCTAGCGTAAGGCGGGTGCCCACAACCCTAAACTCTTCAAATACAATATCACTTTTCCAATATTTATATAGAAATTTTTTGACTTCAGTTTGGAACTTACTTCGACTAGACTTGTTCCAATCTATTAGGTATTTTTTAGCGTTTTTAAGATTCCGCTGTTTGCCATATAAGTCAATAAATTTCATCCACTTATCTGCTCTTTAAAATAATCTATTAAAAATAGACACAATTCCTTATTATCTTCGATAACTTTAAAGAGATTGTTATCTCCTTGAAGCTTATCGGGAAATTCAAAATCTTTAGACTCAAGTAACTCTTTAAAGTCATCGCTAGGCTTTATCCATGCCCCCTTTTTTTCTACAAATTCCCACGCATAAAGAAGATCTACAATTTCCTTCTCTATCCATATAGAATTACCATCTACACGACCATAGCGAATAGGATAAGAAAGTGTCGTGTTAGTGTTTTCGTGAGCGGATTTTTTAATAGTTACTTTCGCTAGATGCCCTATAATCGGATTCTTCTTCGCGTCTATTTTTTTAAGAGAGGGGCTCTTTAAAATCAAATCTCCCTTGAAACGAGGCTCAAACTCCATGATGGTATTCGCAAAATGTAAGAGAGCGTTTCCTCCTGTCGCAGTGTTTTGACGGATAGGGGCTTTGGAATAAGGGTCGAGTTTAATGTCAGCGCGAACTTGGCTAATAAAAATAGCCATGTGCCCCCGCTTACCCAAAGCGATGCTCGTTTTTTTACAAAAGTTTGAAGCGATAACCGCGCCTCCAGCTACCTTTGTGCTTTCTTCGAAACTCTTGTCTAAGTCTGCCTTGCGAATTAAACCGTCTACTGAATCTAAAATAAAACAGTATTTAGTTTTATCTTCGTTGTCGGTAATGAGTAAGCGAATTAATTTCATCGTTGTCTCATAAATATTACTTTCGAAAACAAAACAGGTGCCCTCTACCCACTCTTCAGCAGAGAATACAAACTTAACGCCAGAACGCTTTTGAAGCTCTGGCCCTAACCGACCTTCTGCTTTAATATACAAGCCCCGTGAATTTGAGAGGGTTCCTAAGAAGTTTTTCATGACCTGTAAGGATTCTGATGTTTTACCTCCTTCGTTTACTCCTGTAAAACGGTGTAACCCAGGTCCGAAACCTCCCTCCAAATGCATATCGAACTGAAGTGACCCGCTAGAGATTTTATACTCTACGTTTTTCTCGTCATTAAAGTGATCCCCTTTATTTGTTTTTAAGAAATTGCTAAGAAGTTCTTCTGGTTCAATATTATTACTCATCTAAAAAATCTTTTATTGTTTTATGGGGAGGGGAGACGATTGCATCTTCCCCTGTCTTCTCCCCTATATCATACCTTTTATACTTGGATAAGTCAACCTTAAAGTTGAAGGCTCTGAACTTTTCATCCAGCGCATCCTTAAGTTTCGGACTGACAAGATAAGCAAGGGAGTCGAACTTTTTACCAAAGTTTACGATGTCCATAAACTCTAAAGAATAACGATCACAGAGATCGTTAAGCAACTTCATCTCCCTAGCAAAAAATGGTCGCCTCCCTTTATCAGGGACTTCTAGAAGACGGAAGATGATGTTGCGCTTATTTGGTCCTTTAGACTTCGCCACTACCAAGTAGTAATCGAGGAAACGTCGAAGTCAACCATTTTCTTAACGAGTTGATAAAAGGTCGTTTTCGGTTCCCAGTCTAATTCTTCGCGAGCTTTTGTTGAATCACCTAAAAGGATTTCGACTTCTGCTGGCCTATAAAAATCTGAGTTAACTTCTACAAAACACTCCGTTCCGTGAAAATATTTTTCATTTTCCCTTTCCCCTTTCCATTTACAAGCACGGCGGTGAAAACCTACAGCATTAAATGCCTCCTCAACAAATTCTCTAATGCTATGTGTCTCGTTAGAAGAAAGGATATAATCTTTTGGATTTTCTCTATCTTGATTAAGCATTCGCCAGACACCAACGACAAAATCTTCAGCATCGCTCCAGTCTCTTTTCGCGTCTAAATTACCCAACTGTAAAGGGATAATGATTTTGCCAATTTCAAAATCTCCTAAAATTCTCGCCACATTCTTAGTGATTTTCCGAGTAACAAATTCTTCTCCCCGACGAACCCCTTCGTGGTTGAAAAGCCATCCTTGGACTGCATAAAGGTCATAGGAGTCTCTATAGACCTTAACCAAGTGTCTAGCAGCACATTTAGAGGCTGCATAAGGGCTTCTGGGGCGCAGTGGGTGATCTTCGGTCTGTGGGGTAACGACAACATTTCCGAACTCCTCAGAGCTACCTGCGTTGTAATACCGACAATGGGGAGTATACTTCCGAATTGCTTCTAGCTGGTAGAGAACACCCATACAGTTTGTCTGCATATGATTTACAGGCATCTCCCAACTATTCCCGACAAAGGAGTTTGCCGCGAAATTAATAAAGTAATCGGGTTTTTCGCGAGAAATTACGTTGTCTGTATTGTGAGCATCAGTTACATCTAGATCAATTAGATAAAATCTAGGATTATTTTCTAAATGTTTAATGTTTTTGTGATTTTTTACACTTAATCTCCTCACTCCCCCGATGATTGTATGCTCTGTATTCTTGAGCAAATAGTCTGCCATAAGACTACCGTCCTGCCCTGTAACTCCAGTGATTAATACTTTTTTCATGAAATGATCTGCAATTTGGGACACGGAACAATAAATTTACCACCCTTGTCGAGGTATTCTTTTTCTCTTTTCGCGAATTCATTAATAAAATGCCATGGCAAAATAAGAAGATAATCTGGGTGGATCTTTCTCATTTCATCTTCCGAATAAATCGGTATATTAGTTCCTACAGTGCTTAGGCCGAACTTATATGGAGTGCGTTCAGCGATGCCATCGATATGGCTATTATCTAATCCATACCATTGTAAAAGAGTGTTACCTTTTGTGCTAGCCCCATATGCCCAAACAGTTT